AGAGATCGCAGGCGTCCAGACCGTCGTCGAGTTCGAGTCGCTGAACTTGACCCGGCGAATGTCCGCTTGCGAGGTGCCCCACGCAGCGCCAATCAAAAAGCCGCCGAAGGAGACGAGGTACGCGCACCGAAACGTGGGCAGATTCGCCCCCGCCGCATCTTTCGGAATCAACGTCGAATACGTCGCACCGCCATTCCAGCGGAGGATCGAGTAGCCGACGTCACCGCTGCCGACCGTGATGCAGAGCCAGCCGTCGAGGAATGCACTCATGGCGGCGGTCTGGTGCGCCGTGTAGCGGGTGGGCCGACTCCCGACGCCGTCCCAGGTGATCTCCGTCGTCCCCGTGGTCGTCCCGTCCGACTTGTAGAAGTAGATCGGCGCGGGATCGGCCCCGGTGGTGTCGTACGTCAGGATGAGCAACGCCGTCGCCGGATTGAAGGGATTCATCAGGATGCCGAAGACGGTCTGCGCCGGCGACTTCCCCGAGAAGAACGATGCTGGGATCAGCTCCTGGTAGATCGGGAGTGGGATGGCCCCCTGCTCGTCAGGCAGGAAGCCGTTGCACCACGACCACTCGTTCTCCGCGATGGCTGACGGGAGCGCGTTGAAGTTCAACCCGCCGCCGAACGTGGGTACGGTGACCCACTCGCCAGCCACCGATCAGGCTCCCCGCGAGGTGCTGCCCCCCGCGAGCATGGTCGTCTTGTCGTCGAGGATCACTCTCGCCAACATGCTCTCGAACATCTGGCGGTGAACGCTCGAGCGTTCGTCTTCCTGCAGATAGGCGTAGGCGTCCGCGAGCCCGCCCATGCGCAGCACGTGCGGATACCGCTCCGTGAAGAAGTTCGTGTCCGTTGGCGCGGAGAGCGGGAGCTGCTGGCGGTAGTAGTCGAGGACGAGCTGGAGGTCGACGGACGGCACCGGCAGGAGATAGAGCGACTGTCGCCAGATCGCATACTGGACGGGCCAGCCGATGGGCGCGCCGGGAGGGGCGACCTGCGGGTACTCCGGATCGCGGAGTCCCTCGACCGGCTTCTCGACCCGGATCCACTCGTCCCGCAGCGTCTTCTCCATGTAGGCGAGCAGCGGGATCGAGCCCGTATCGGTCTGCTGGTAGATCGCCTTCTGCGCGACGAAGTCCACCGGGAGCGACATGGATTCGGTGTTCGCGGCGTAGGAGAGCGCCACCGACGTCGTCTCGGCACCCCGCCAGAGGTGCGCCTCTTCCATGAGACGCATGGCGGCGTTGATGCACTCGTCGCAGATCGCATCGGGCAGGACGGCCGGGTTGGCGTGCGTCGCCGTCCAGGTGCGGAGGTCGTTCCGAAGGGAATTGAGCGTCGCCATGGCGTGCGGCCTTCCGCCCGCCACAGCGCCCGCTGGGCGTCAGACGGGCGGCGTGTGCGTCACTCTCCCCCGAGAGGCGTGTCGCGCGCGGGCTGGACCTCCGGGCCGCGTCCCCCCCGATTCGAGTCGAATGGGCTCGCGGGGTTTTCCGGCATGGCATCTTCGCCCGCCGTCAGCCCCTGATCTTCGGGAACCGCGTTCGTTCCGGTGCCGTCACCGACGTTGCGTGCCATAGAAGTTCTCCTCACATCCCGAGGATGACCATGCGGAGCGTGCCACCATTGCCGATGGCCGCTGCCGTCAGGGCCGCACCCAGGAGATCGTAGACCATGATCTTGTTCGTCTTGCCGTCCCAGATGGCGTTGAGCGGCACGAAGGCCGCGCCGGATGTCCAGGCGCTCGCGTGGATGACGGCGAGCAGTTTCGAGAATCCCATGCGCCGGAAGTCCGTCGAGTCGAGCGTGATCGCACCCGCCACGATGACGCTCGCGGCGGTCACCAGGCCCATGTCGAGCGTCGCGAGCTTCGCGCCGTTGTTGATGTTGAAGATCCGTCGACCCTGGTCGATGGTCGCGGTGAAGGTCGCGTTCGCGCCGAGTGCCATCAGGACTCTCCCTTCTCCTCCTTCGGGAGATTCTGCGGCGGGATTGGCGCATCAGTCGGTGGTGCGGGCGGCGGGCCTTCGCGCCGCGTCCCCTCCGCAGGCTCGTCGGACGGCTTCTCCTCTTCGGGCTCGTCGTCGGGTGGGAGATGCTCCTCTTCCTCACCCGAAGGGTGCTTGCTCTTCGCCATGATCAGTCTCCTCCACGCCCACGGACGAAGCCCCGGCTGCGCTCATCCTCGGTCGGAGCACGAGACGCCTGTGACTTCGGCGCGGGCGATGCGTCCTGCATGAAGTCGTCCCAGTCGGATTCGGGCATGTCGGCCACATCGCGACGGAAGGCGTCGAAGCCTGCCGACTTGTTCACCTGGCCGGGCGTGGTCTGCTTGTTCCAGCGGACCCCGCTCGAGGCATCGCCAGCAGCCATCGGATTAGCCTCCGTACTCCCGGATGCCCTTGAGACGCGCATGCGCGCTCTGCAGCGGCACGGTCGACGGCGAGTTCGCATCCGGGGTGGTGCCGGTGCAGTGGACCTCGAGCCCGCACTCCGTCAGGAACTCGTCGCGCGACGCGTCCTCACCAGGCGACTGCCGGTTCCGCAAGAACCGTGTGTCGTCGAGGAACCTGTAGACGAGCTTGTCCGGATCGATCACGAAGAGATCGTAGCGCCAAGTGGGGTTGTCGGTCATCAAGGGGTGGTTGTAGAGAAGCAGCGTGCCGAACGGGGTGATGTAGCGCATCAGGTGGAAGCCGTAGGTGTCGTCGGTCGGCGCGAGCTCGATGCGGGCCTTGTTCTTCGCCATCTCGTTCAAGACGAGCAGCGCGCCGCTGCCGGCGAACGCGAGCTTCTCGCGCGAGCCGTAGCGGAAGGCGACCTCCAAGAACTGATCCCAGAGCTTCTCGGTGAGCGATCCGGGGGGGTTGAACTGGCTCAGGTCGGTGTTGACCGACATCGCGGTGGTCGTCACCGCCGGGAGCCAGTTGAGGAATCCCCGCGTAGTGCGGAGCGGCTGTCCTTGGGACGTGATGTCGAGCGGGCCGGACGCCGAGGTGAGCGAGATGATCTCCTCGCGCTCTCCGAAGAGGAACGCCTTCTCCAACTCGATCGAGTGGATCTGGAGCGCCTCGCGCTTGGCCTCCCGGTACGGGCCCTCGTCGTCGTAGCGGAGCCGTGTTTTTCGCGCCGTGCGCGTGAGCGACAGCGGCGTGCGGAAGATCTGGGTGAAGTTGTACTGCCGCACCGGCTTGTAGGCGATGGCATTGCCCAGCAGCGCGCCTTCGGGGTTGCCCGTGCCGATGATGACGAGTCCGTCCCCGATGCCGACCGCGCCGCCCGTGATCGCGGGGTTGGTGACGAACTTGTCACCGATGTCCCGACGTACGCGGATCGAGGTGGCGGTGACCGCCGTCACCAGCATCGCCTCCTCCGTCTTCTCGTTGAAGACGACGTGGCCGACCTTGTAGATCGAGACGTCGTTCGCGTTGACGCCGTCCGGGTACATCTTCAAGTACGCATCGGCGGTGCCGCCAGCGGCGATGGTCGCATCGTCGGCGGGCGCATCCGCAGCGCCTGCGCCCCGGATGGTGCCGCGCTGGATGGGCAGTCCCTTCTCGAACCAGTGGTACTGGGGATCGTCGGTCGGCTGATCCTTCAGCTTCGACATGAACGCCGTCAGCGGCGCATCCCCGTTCGGGAAGTACAGCAGGATCCCCTGACGCCAGTTTTGTGGGCGCTCGACGCTGCTGAACGTCCCCGTGCCTCGCATGCCCAGAACGGCCATGTTGCTCCTCCGTCCGGACGCGCGGGCAGGCGCGACCGCTCAACAAGTGTCGTTTGCTATCGCGCCAGATCGAGGATCTCTGCGGTGAGCTGCGTCTGCGCGGACGGATTGCCCGGTCGCGCGGCACCCGTCCCCATCTCTCCGAACGCCGGCCGCAGCCGCGACTGGAGCGTCGGCCGCGCGTAGCCGTTCCCCTGCGGGGCTGCGCCCAGCGTGACATTCAGGCCGTAGACCTGTCGCAGATGGTTCACCGTCCGTGCGGCGACTTCCCGCTGCGCCGACTCCCAGTCGAAGCGGGGAGCCTGCGCCTGCTCTGCAGCCACCTGCGCGGCGTAGTGCTGGACGATGACCGCGTGATCGTAGAGCTCCGGGAAATTCGTCCAGAAGGCGTCGTGCATCTGGCCCGCCCGCGTCTCCACGACCTGCGCCTGCTGCCGCGCGCCCTGATCGCGCTGGTAGTACTGGACGAGTCGCTTCTCCGCTGCCTGGATGGCAAGGAGCGCGGTCGCCTGCAGCGCGCGGGTAACGATCTGCGCGCCCTTGGCACCACCCTGGAAGACCTCGATCAGGTCGTCCTCGCTCACCTGCAGGATGTCCAAGACTTCTTGCAGGACGGGATCGACCTGCTGCTGTGGCTGCGCAGCCGCCGCCTGCTCCATCGCTGCGGCGGCGCGGAACTGCAGCTCCCGCTCGAGCAACCCGCTGCGCTGCTGCTGGATGCCCAGCTCGCGGCGCAGTTGCTCGATCTCCTGTCGGGGATCGAACGCGGGGGTGGGCGGGGCAGTGGGGGCGACCGTCTCGACGCCGCCGCCAGGCTCCGGTCCTGCCGGCGGCGCGGACGGTTGAGGAGGAGGCGACCCAGGCGCTTCCTCAGACGATGAATCACGAACGGGGTCGCTGAAGCGCGACTCCGATGGGCTCAGTGACTCGACCTCGCTGGCGAGATCGGCGGCGCTACTGCCGCTGTCTTCAGCGGCGGCGGCTGACCCTCCACGACGCGCCATGACCCCTCCTCCATGGAGCGCGGGGCAGCGCGTCCTTGTGGATCTACTGTGGACAACGCCCGTAGCAAACGCTACATGCGCCGTCAAGGCACGGGAAAATCAGGGATGTGTCTCAAGAGCACGGCTGTGAACAAGCGGTGATCACGATGGCGGCACCATCAGACTGGGCAGAGGCTGGTGGTGACCGCGTTCCGGGCACCTGGGCGGGCGCTTCGTCAGCCCGCCCAGTGCCTTTCCTCTGAGGCGGTGATGGACGGCCACGGCGACGGCGACGAGCCGAAGAACCCGACACCGCTGCCACTGCGTCCACGCGGTCGCCCGCCACTCGCGACCGCACCGCCACCGATCCCGCGTGATCCACGCGGGCGGCTCTCGAACCAGCGCGCCGCGTTCCTCACGACCTACTTGGGCGTCCTCCAGGAGCCCGACGTCGTGAACCACGTCCGCTCGATTCTCTCGACCGGCAAAGCGTCCGACGTCGCCGCCGTCCTCGGCGCGCTCGTCCGCGTGCTGATCCCGGCAGAGAAGGGGACGAGCACCCCCGTGCAAATCAACCTTTCCCACGGTGTCCCCCGCCCGCCGGTCGATGTGACCCCGCCATGAGTGCCGTCCCACTCATCGGCCCGACCGGCGCGCCGTACGTGCCGAACAAGAGCCAGGCCCCGTTCCACGCCTCGCCCGCGAAGTACAAGCTGCTGCTGGGCGCGGCGGGATCGGGAAAGACGGTCAGCCTGGTGGTCGAGGATCTGCTGCTCGCCCTCGAGCATCCCGGCTCGACGGGCGTGATCTTCCGCCGCTACTACCCCAGCCTCCGCGACACGACGAAGCAAACCTTCTTCGACTGGGTGCCGCGTGCGCTGATCCGGAAGGAGTACAAGTCGGAGGGTCGCGAGGAGGTCGAGCTCCACAACGGGTCGCGCACGCTCTTTCGTGTGCTCGATGACTACCGAAAGCTGGGCTCGATGGAGTTCGACCGGATCGCCATCGACGAGGCGATCGAGGTCCAGGAGCGCGAGTTCTTGGCGCTGATCGCCCGGCTCCGCGGCCAGCGGGGCCCGCGGCGGATGTACCTCGCGACCAACCCGCCCGACGAGGATCATTTTCTCCATCGCTGGTTCGTGGATCAGGCGCGTCCCGGGAAGGAGGTCTTCCACAGCAGCACGTACGACAACGCGGAGCACCTGCCCCCCGATTACGTGCGCGAACTCGAGCAGTACCCTCCCGCGTGGCGCGAGAAGTACCTCCACGGGCAGTGGGGGTTCCTCCCCGAAGGCTCGCCCGTCTTCGACGGCTTCGACCCGCAGATCCACGTCGCGAAGCTCGAGCCCATCGTCGGCCTCCCGGTGATCCGGGGGTGGGATTTTGGCTACGTCCATCCCGCCTGCGTCTGGCTCCAGATGCTGCCCTCCGGGCACATCCGCTGGCTCCACGAGCTGATGGGGTCGAACGAGGAGCTGCGCCTCTTCGCCGCCCGCGTGATCGCGGAGACGAAGATGCACTTCCCATACGCGAAGGTCTTCGAGGACTACTGCGACGTCGCCGGCACGTACAAGAACGACAAGTCCCCGACGTCCGTGCAGATCCTCCGGAACGAGTTCAAGCTTGAGCCCTACGCCCGGAAGTACGGCATCGCCTACACGGTCGAGCGGATGCGCGGGCTGCTCCGGACGAAGGTCGACGGCGTGCCGCTGCTCCAGCTGGATGAGCGGTGCCGGATCTCGCGACGCGGCTTCGCGGGTGGCTACGCGATCGATTCCAAGAAAGACGAGCCGGCGAAGGATGGTTTCTACGACAACATGATCGATGCGGGACGCTACCCGATCACCGCCATCACGCACGGATTCGGGACCGACGTGACCGCGCAGAGCTATCGCGGGAAGCCGCTGCCCGATTGGCGTCCTGCAGCGGGGATCTAGCCATGATGACCCAGGCACTCGCTGCGGAGCTCGCGAAGGAGTTCTCCCCGCTCCAGGACGAGATCGTCCCCTTCTGCATGCGCCGGCTCGACGCGGCGAGTGACCAGTGGTCGAAGCGATACGACCGCTGGCGGGAGGCAGAGCGCCTCTACCGCGCCTACCGTGTGCCCGACATCCAGGACCAGAAGACGCGGAACGCGTCGCTCACCGAGGGCGTCGAGAAGATCGTCATCCCATACTCGTACGCGACGCTCCAGTCGATCATCGCGTTCTTCATGTCGATCCTCTGCGAGCGGAGCCCGATCATCCCGGTGCGTGGTGACGGGCCGTGGGACGTCACGCCGGCGCAGAACATGGAAGCGGTGCTGCATTACCAGATGGAAAACATGCAGCCGCCCGGCACGCTGATCATCTTCCAGTGGCTCCTCGACGCGTGGCGCTACGGCGTCGGGATCGTGAAGAACATGTACACGATCCGCGAATGGGTCGATCTGATCCGCACCTTCTCGACCGACCCGATGACCGGTCAGATGGTCGACCAGCTCGCGGAGACGGACGTCACCGCCTACGAGGGCAACGAGGCGATGAACGTCTCGCCGTTCGACTGGTTCCCCGATCCCGGTCGGCCCATGAGCGAGTTCCAGCGCGGGGAGTTCGTCTTCCACGAGATGCGCCGCTCCTGGACGGAGATGCTGCAGCGGGAAGCGGAAGGCCTCTACGTCGGGGTCGATCTGATCAAGAAGGGCTACACAGGCGTCGGCAGTCGGTCGGATAGCACCGGCTCGCGCGACAACTCCGACATCTCGCGCATCGTCGGCATGGATACGGTCGGGGGTGACGACAGCGACGTCCGCTACGCCGGGAGCGACACCAGCCCCTCGCGGCAGTACCCGACGCTGCACGAAGGCTGGATCTGGCTCACCCCGAAGCAGCTCGACAAGCTGCACTTGGTCCAGTTCGTGCGGCCCACGACGACGCCGCGCCTCTGGGTCTTCACCATCGCGAACCGCTCGCGCTGCGTCCGGGCCGAACCGGCGAACCTGCCGGGACGTCGCTTCCCGTTCGAGATCACGGAGCCGAACTACGACGTCTACTCGCCGTCGAACATCGGGCTCATCGAGACGACGCGCGGGCTCCAGTACCACCTCTCCTGGCTCTTCAATGCGCGCATGATGGCGGTGCGGAAGACGCTCAACAACGAGCTGGTGGTCGATCCCTCGATGATCGAAGAGGCGGATCTGCTGGACCCGCGACCCGGCAAGCTGTTACGACTCACGCGCGCCGCCCAGAACAGCGGGCTCATCGACAAAGCGGTCTTCCCGCTGCCGGTGGTCGACGTCACCGCCTCGCACAGCATCGACTCCAAGAATGTCCGCGAGATCGGGGAGGAGGTGACGGGGGCCTCGCGACTCCTGATGGGGCTCTCCAACACTGGGCGGCGCGCGGCGACCGAGGTCCAGGCACAGACGCAGCTCTCGTCGGGACGCATGAAGATGCTGGCCGAGATCTTCGTCTCGCAGGGGATGCGCCCGTGGTCGCTCCAGATGTCGCGCAACACGCAGGCGTTCATGGTGAACTCGCTGAACGTCCGCGTCCACGAATCACTCGCGCGCATTCTCGGCACGCAGTCCATCGAGGTGAATCCCCAGGTGCTGCAGGGGAACTTCACCTTCCCGATCCTCGAGCAGGGCACGCCGACCGACCAGATGATGGAGCAACAGGTCTGGCGGGAGATCTTCACGACTGGGATGCAGACCGGTGCCGCCGCCTCCGTGCTGCAGTCGATGAACTGGTTCGCGGTCTTCGGCCGATTCTTGAAGACCATGGGGATCCGCAACATGCAGGACTATCTGATGCCTGGCGTCCCGAACCCGCAGATCCAGGTGATGCCCGACGAACAGGTGGCGGCGCAGGCGCAGCAGGGGAATCTCGCGCCCGCCGGCATGACCGAACCGTCCGTGTCGAGCGACGGCTTCCCGCAGTTCCCGAACGCGGCGAGCGGAAACGGGTCGCCGCCCGGAATCTGACGATGACGAGTGAGCTCACCCCGCTCCAGCGTGCCTGGCACTGGTTCTGGTGCCACGTCTATCCGCGCGGCGTCGTGCGCGACGGCGCACTCGTCTGTCCCGTCTGTGGCCGCGTGCTCGTCGCGCGCGTGGAGTCGTAGCCATGCGCTGGTCACCGGGCCCGATCAGCCCGAACATCGAGGATCGGCGGTTCGAGGGAAGTCCGGAAGAACGCCTCCTTGCCCTGCAGGATGCCGTCCGGCGCGGGACAGTCATCGAAGGCGGCGATATCGGTGGACTGCCGCCATGGATGTGGCCCGATGACACCGGCCTCCAGCAAGCAGCTCTCGACAAGCTCGCCTTCCAGCGTGCCTTCGACCTCCCATGAAGATCCGCCGCGAGGAGATCCAGCGCACGTTCGATCGGCTGTCGAAGACGGGCGATCTCGACATCATCGTCGCCATCCTGAACGACGCGGCGGCGCTGGTGCGTGACGAGCTCTTGAAGAAGCTCTCGACCTTCCCGGTCGCGGACAAGAGCGATCTCTCCGCGTTCGCCTACCGGCAAGGCTGGCTCCGCGGCCTCGAGCAGGTGGTCGCGATCCTCGATCCCGCCCGCATCCGCGCGCTCGAGAAAGCGGAGCAGCACGCGGCAGAGGTCATCGCGTTCTCGGAGGATCAGCTATGACGACGCACCGGAGGTACTTCTTCGACTCGATCCGCTCCTCGCTCTTCGGCTCGCTCGCGCAGTCCCAAGTCGATGGGCTGAACCTCTTCCTCGACTGGTACGACGAGGAGAATCCCGCGATCCCCGACCGCTACCATCTCGATGATCGGATGTTCGCCTACGTGCTCGCGACCACGTATCACGAAACCGGCGCGACGTTTCAGCCGATCAAGGAATACGGCAGCGAGTCGTACTTGAAGTCGAAGCCGTACTATCCGTGGTACGGGCGCGGCTACGTGCAGCTCACGTGGAAGGACAACTACCAGGCGCAGGACACGAAGCTCTCGCTCAACGGGCGGCTGATGGCGAATCCCGATCTCGCGCTCGATCCGGAAATCGCGCTCTCGGTGATCTTGGGCGGCATGTGCGACGGCGACTTCACCGGGCGGAAGCTCTCGGACTACTTCACCGATCAGCTCACCGATTGGGTCGATGCGCGCCGCATCGTCAACGGCACCGACCGCGCGCAGGACATCGCGAACTACGCGATGCAGTTTGTCGACGCGATCACGCACACCTAGGAGGCTGTGATGGCAGAGAAATGGATCCAGAAGGCGATCTCGAAGCCCGGCGCACTGCACCGGCAGCTGAACGTGCCTGAAGGCCAGAAGATCCCGGCGAAGAAGCTCGCCACTGCTGCCCAGAAAGGCGGGAAGCTGGGGCAGCGCGCCCGCCTCGCGCAGACGCTCAAGAAGTTCTGATCATCATTCCTGCCGTCTCTTCCAGACGGACTGGCCCCGTGCGAGCTCCTCCAGCAAGCGGTCGAGCGTGACGCGCGCGTCCTCATCTCCGTGCGCGGCGCGCCGGATCAGCTCGCGACGCTCCCGCGCCATTCGACCTGAGAGCGCTGCGTTGAGCATCCTGAGTTCGTCCTGCGAGAGCTCGTCGAGGAGCGCGGCCAACTCCGTGTTCTTCGCCGCCAGAAGCGTCGGCCACTCGTCCTCAGGCACTCCCGCGAGGCATTCGCGCAGCCTGTCGAGATAGCGCCAGATTGGCTCGCGTGACATCACTCGCTCGCGCGCCAGAGCGCGTCGAGGTCGAGCGTGAGATCCCGGTAGACCGCCACCGTTCCCGACGTCGCGAGGAGCCGGCGCGCGTAGCCCCCACGCCCCCGCACATAGACCTCGAACGTCCGGTGGATCGGTTCCACGATCCAGTAGTGCGGGATCCCGTGGGCGTAGTAATCAGCCCGCTTCTCCTCGCGGTCGCGGCGCACGTCGCGCGGCTGCGGCGAGACGACCTCGATCACCAGATCGGGGATCGCGTCGAAGAGCTTCACGGGATCGACCGGCTGACCCGACCACCACACCATGAGGTCGGGACCGCGCACGTCGTGCGGGCCGAACTTCACCCCGCCATCCGCCCATGTGCGCCCGCCTCGTCGGCGCACCCACGGGTCGAGTGCGCTCTGCAGCCAGAAGAGCACCGCCTGATGCCGGTAGCCCGTCACTTCCCCCTCCACCACGACACCGTCCCAGAGTTCCCGGTCGGGCCCCGGCTGATCCTGATAGGCCTCCCAGAACGCCTCTGCGGTCATCCGCGCCTCAGTCTGCGGCGTCGCCATGCAGGGTACTGTACGTCAACCCGGTGCGGTTTGACAATCACCGGTAGACCCCGCCGCCGGGAGCCGTTTTCGGGTCGTCCACGACGTGCTTCGGATGGGTGTGCCGGAAGCAGCGATAGAGCACGACGCCCGGTCGGAGCGGATTCGGATGGGCGTACGCCATGGTCCGGAGATTGCCGCAGATGTCACAGGCGGCGCTCCCCACGATCCACGGGTGGCGCTCGAGGCTGCGCCGCGGCCCCTGCGGCGGGCGCACGCTCGCAGGCGCGGTGATGGCTCCCAGCACCTCATCGTCGTCCGTCAGGCACTCCCCCGCGGTATGACGTCGGCCAGGAGCTGCATCGCATCCCACTGCGCCTGGAAGGTGGCGGCGCAGAGGATGGCGAGCGCCGTCGCGTCGTCGTCGTCGGCCGCGAACGCCCGGATCAGCGCATCGCCCCGAGAGGGATCGCACCAGCGCGTGCCGCGCTCGATCTCGACCACGTCCGCGACCGTCAAGCCCGCCCGCGCCGCCAGCTCCTGCCGATCCCACATGCGGGCGCGACGCAGCTGCGTGACGGCACGGCACAGGGCGTTCATCCGCGTGGGATCGTAGCACGAACGTGGTAGGCTCCGAGGGCAGGATGACGCGTGTTCCGTCCTGCCTCGTCGCCGTGGCCCTCGCGACGTGCCCGATGACCCCGGTCGTCTCGAAACACGCGCTCTGTCAGGCGGTCTGCGACCCCTTCGCCGCGTCCGTCTGCGCCTCCTTCACGGGCATCGCACGGAAGCACTGCGTGAAAGGCCTCACCATGCTCTGCGTCCGGACAGACCCGTCCGTCTGCGCGACCACGGTTGGCCCCGCCGGCCCACCCGGTCCTGCCGGCCCACCGGGTGTTGCCGGCTCCCCCGGTCCCGCCGGTCCTCCTGGTCCCGCTGGTCCCGCTGGCGTGGTCGGCCCCGTGGGACCGGTCGGCCCCACCGGACCTGCCGGCCTCGAGGGGCTCCCGGGACCACCGGGACTCCCCGGCATCCCCGGCACCGCCGGCGTGACGGGAGCCACCGGAGCGACGGGACCAACCGGCCCCGCGAGTCCCCCGCTCACCGTCACGATCCGGCAGGTGACGCAGACCTTCGGACGCGCGCAGGCAGGCACGCTGATCTCGGTGACCGTTCCGTGTGCGTCCGGTGAAATCGTGCTCGCGGGCGGTGTCGTGCCGACCATCGCGGGCGGCGTCCCGAACGACATCCAGCGCGTCCACCTCCTCGTCTCCGGGCCGGCGAGTACCACGGCATGGACGGCGGCGAGCACGATCACCAACACGCTGTCGCAGACCGCGTCGCTCACTTACGCCGCGTTCGCGCTATGCGCGCCCTCCTCCTGATCCTCGTCGCGGCGAGTTCCGCGCTCGCCACCCCGCAGTCGGTGATCAGCGACACGGTCGGCCGCGTCTGCGTCCAGGTGCGCGGCCCCTTCTCGCTGCTGGGACAGGCGCTCGGTCAAGAAGCCGCCATCGCCATCACGAACGGCCCCACGGCGCTCGCGTCCATGGGCGGCGCGATCGACTCGACCATGAGCGAGCTGGGCCCCATCTTCCTCGATCACGCGCAGACGATCGGCCGCGGACGGGTCAACCTGAACGTCCTCGGTCAGACGTACGCGCTCACGTCCTTCGACGGCACGTCGCTCGATCCCCCGGAGCAGACGGTCGTCTTCGCCTCCCCGGTCGTTGCCGCCCGCCTCACGTACGACGCGACGATCCGGCAAGCCGCCATCGGCCTCGCCCTCACCTACGGGCTGCTCGACGCCCTCGATGTCAGCCTGCTCTTCCCGCTCGTCTTCACGCACGTCGCGGTGACAGCCACGCGCCAGGTGACCGACGTGTTCCAGCACGGCCGCTTCGTCCCCGTCGCCCACCAGCCCATCGTCCGCGCGAGCGGCGAAGCCTCGAACTTCGCGCAGGGCGATCTCACCGTGCGCGGCAAGTACTGGCTGCTCGAGGATCCCCTCGCCGTCGCCGCCACGTTGGCATTCCAGTTCCCGACCGGCGTCCCGGAGCTGCTGACAGGCACCGGGCACTACTACGTCGATCCCGGCCTCGCGGCCTCCTACCCGATCTGGGGCGGGCGCGCGGAGCTCAACGCGTCGGTCGGCATGCTGATCGACGCCTCCGACCTGTCTTTCTCGAAGGTCAGCTACGGCGTCGGCGCGAGCGCCATCGTCGTCCCGCAGCGCCTCGGCGCGGTGCTCGAGATCTTCGGCCAGAGCGACGTCGCCGCGCACTTGAACCCGCAGGACACCGCAGTGCTCACCCTGCTGTCCAACCGGAGGCTGCTCGAGCAGCCGGCGCTCAACCTCTTCGTCACCCGCACCGATCAGGTGAACCTGTCCGTCGGCCTCCGCGCTCCCGTCGCCGCGTGGGACGCGCTCACCGTGCTCATCTTCGCAACCGCCGTTGTCCCGCTCAACGATCAGGGGCTGCGCCCGACCGGCGCGTTCGTCACGCTGGGGATGGGGAGCACGTTCTAGACCTCCCACCGCTTGCGCAGCCGCCGCGCGATCTCCCGGTGCGTCGCCGCCGCCTCCTCCTCCGTCGTGTACCGCAGCGTGTCGGTCAGCTCGCCATCGTGCGGATCGGGGAACTCGAGCGACGGGCGCGCGTACTGCGTGCCGCCGGTCGGCAGCTCGAATGCTTCGATCTCGCTCGAGAAGTACATCGTCTCGAAGATCAGCGGCGGGCCGATGAAGGCGTGGTTCAGCCCGATCCACACGGTCGAGAGATACGACCCGTCCGGAAACTCGTCCCGCCCGACGCAGACCTCCTCGTACGTCGCCGCTTCCCGCCGCCGCGCCCATTCGAGGCACGCCGTCATCGGATCGTCGTCGGTGCCGGGAATCGGGAACCCGTGGCGGTCGTAGTACTGCGGACCCGTCACAAAGCCCCGGAGCACCGGATGTCCGCGCCAGCGCGAGGTGTGGAGATCGCAGAAGGCGAACAGTTCCGCGAAATCCGGCGTCACCGCGCGAGCCGCCCCAGCACGATGCCGACGAGGACCCCCGTCGCCCACGCGGTGACCACCAGCGAGTAGATCAGCTGCCGCGCGGTGCGCTGCGGATCGGGTGCGCTCATTCCCAGCAGCTCATCGCTGGACGAGGGCATCCAGCTCGTCGAGCCGCTGTTCGATCGTAGCGAGCCGGCTATCGCGCTGCGTGAAGCCGGTGACGATGGCGCGCACGAGGCGATCGACCTGCAGGGTGAGGGCATCGAGTTGGGTGGCGAGCTGGGCCACCTGCACGGTCACCATGTCCATGCGGCCCGCGAGGGTGAGGAGCAGCGCCTCGATGCGGTCCAGGCGGTCGGTGTCGGTCATGCCGCCGCCTCGACCCCACGCACCCGCGCCCGGTGCCAGTACGGCGACGAGCACTCCCGGTTCGCGCACCGCACCGGCAACACCCCCGTCCGCACGAACCACTGGTACCCGCACCGCGCGCACACCAGCCACACCGTCCCGGTCGGCAGCGTGCGCCGCGTCGGCATCGCCGTCTTCTTCCACCGCGTCCCCGCCCAGAGCGTCGTCCCGCAGCTGGGACACTCCCGCGGCTTGGTATCGGGTTCCGTCAAATGCCACACATGCCGGCAGAGCCGGCACCGCGTCCAAGGCCGGATCACGGTCGGAGTCACGCGAGGAACGGTCATACCGTCCCACTCTACCGGTCCCGACTATTTCGGGCAAGCGACCCCGAGAATGTCGGCTTGACGGCATCCGACACTTTCGGGTCTAGTCCCCCCATGCTCACCCGGCTCGCGCTGATCGGCTACGCCGTCGCCCCGTTCGTCGGCCTCGCCGCCCTCTGGATCCTCCACCGTCCCCTGCCCCCACCAGCTCCCGCCCCCGTCGTCGTCTGGTTCGCCGTCTGCCCAGGCGGCGGCTTCTGGGGGCCCTATCCCACGGCCGATACCTGCCGCACGAAGCTCGAGGACGTGAAAATCGCCTGCCGCACCCCGCTCTCCGCCCCGAACGTCCCCAATCCCGCCTTCGTCGCCATCGAGGAGATCTGCCGCGACGACTTCGCCGGCACGCACTGCGCCTGCGAGTACGACGTCGCCGTCCCGGGTCGCCCCGTCCTCCCCGGCCGCTACACCCCGGGCGTCTAGGCTCAGTACGGGCGCGGCGTCGGCGGCTTCTTCGGCCCCGCCTGCCGCCCCTTCGGCGGACTCTTCACCATCCCCTTCGCAAACTCCTCCAGCTGGCCCTCACTCATCCCCGTCTGCGTCTTCTTCCCCGCCCGCTTCCGCGCCGCCCCCATGAACTTCCGCTGCTTCTCGCTCGTCGCCGGCATCTCCACAAACCTCCTGCCCTCACGAATCCACGCGCGCCGCCGCCGCACCCGCCCCCACCTCCACGTCGAGCAACGTCGCCGCCGCCCGCATCACCCGCCCCCGACTCTCGGCATCAAGGGGCTCCAGCGCGCGGGTCACCGCCTCCACCGCGTCCGCAATCCGCGCCGCGTGCCGCGCCCGCCGCCGCCGCCCGTTGCGGTCCTCGTCCATGCTCCCCCGCTACGCTTCTCTCCCCACTTCGTCTAGGCAGAATCCGTCTCGAACCGCACCTTCGGCCCCCGATACGGCACCACCTCCCACCACTCCACCACGACCCCCCACCGCGGCCCTAGCTTGTTATCATACCGCTCCACCTCCCGCTCCATCACGTCCATCGCCAGCCGCAAGACCGTGTTCGAACAGTTGTCCACCATCTCGATCGAGTCGACGTCCTTCCGCAGCTCCCCGACGAGCTGGCGATGAATGTCGTCCGCCCACGTGATCAGATTCTTCGCGTAGAACTCGAACCCCCCGTGCCCCTCGCCCCCGCATGGCGGGCAGACCTTCCGCGTGTGCCGCTCCCCCCCAGACTGGAACACGCGAGCTCCTGGGTCGACGTACCCCATCAGCCCGAGTCCCTTCCGCTTCGGTCGCCGCCCGTACACCCTCCGCGCAATCGTATGGTCGATCACCGTCCCCGCCCGCTCCACCCCAGGTGGCCTCCCAGCCGGATACGTCAGCGTCTTCGGCGGCGGGTCGGCCTTGAACGGCCGGAACAAGTCGCCCTGCTCGCCCACAGCCCACCGCTACTCCCCCCTCCCCGTCCCCGTCTAGCCAGAATCGACACACCCCGTGCCGGTTCTGCCTTCACCCGCACGCCCCGTTCCCCTACCCTCGCCCCATGGAACCCCTCGCCTTCCCCTTCCGCGCTGACGGCTTCGATCACACCCTCCTCGCCCGCTCCGGTCAGGTCTGCCTCGTCAGCCGCAACCACGGCGCTCACTACGACATCGTCATCCTCCAGCACCGCCCAGCTACCCGCTTCCCCGATGGCACCGAACTCCCCACCCGTGAGGGCTACCCCAAAACCAGCGAATGGGGAAAATTCGGCTGGTCCTATGTGAACCGCGTGAAGGCCGAACGCTGGTACCGCACGATCTGTCGCCGGCAGCAGGCACAGACCCGCTCAAAATCGGATCCCGCCCCCCCAAAACAGCCCCGTACAGCCCCGCAGACGCCCAGGGAAGGGTAGGACATAGGGGGGGGGGCTAAAACACGCCCCTGCACGCCCTGCGTCGAGCTGTGCCGTCCCGGCACCAGGACTCCACAGGCTCGCATTGAGGCTCGCGGCAGGCCCGGCGAGCTTCAAAAAATCTCTACGAGCCGTCTGGCGTACATTCCGGGGCGAGCGGAGGCGTGGCGGGTGGAGCGTCCACCCCGGGGTTGCCGCCTCGCGACGAGGGAACGCATCGAGGCTTCGACGTCGCGCGGCACCTCAAGCCGAGACCTCGAGCCGTAGGCTACCCCGGTAGGCAAAGCCCCGCCTGATCAGCAATCAGACGCAGCGCACGGGAAAAGCCCACCCCGGTTGGGCGAAGTAGCCTCGACTGTCCGGATTCGCTGTGCGGATTGACGCGATCTCGAGCTCTGCTGCGGCATATGCGTGGGCGAATGGCTCATTCGGACAAGCCCGGAATTTACGTCTTGACACGGCCCTTTCCTTCAGTCCTTTCGGGACGTTAAGTTCCATTCGGCAACCATACCCCATGCTGCTCGCCTGCATCGCCCGCCAACTTCTCGGAATCGCTCGCCTTCCAACAAGTGACCTAGACACCATCCCGAAATCGTCGTATCATCAGAACCGGGCGAGCCAATCGCCCCGAATCCAAGCGAGAGAAGGAGAACCGAGCATGACCGAGTTGACGAATCCTGGAGTGATCATGGCGCTGTGCTACGCAGCGGCTGGTCTGACGATCTACCTGCGCGCGCTGGTGCTCGCATGACACGGGCGACGGGAACGATTCACCACCTCGATGCCGTCGCGTGCGATGCGTGCGGCGAGCGAACGTTTGCATGGACGAATCCGTGCATGCCCTGCGTGAAGGCACGGGCGAAGGTTGCGACGACAGGCCGCGGGCGGTGCACCTGTCCGAAGCGGCTGAAGCGGCCGACGGACGTGAAGCAAATCGGCTCGCGACGCTGGATCAGCTGTGACCGCTGTCTCGGGCAGATCGAGCAGTTATCATGACGGCGCGACGCACGGCGCTGTTCACCAGAGGCGTGTCGAATGCCAAGACGCGCAAGGGTCTGAAGCTCGCGGACGTGGATACGCTCATCCTGCACCTTGCCCCTGCGAATGCGGCGGGTCTTGGGACGGTGTGCGCGTCGGCTACGCCGGAGTGCATCAAGCTGTGTCTGAACACCGCAGGACGGGGGGGGATCATGGCGAAGGGACAGACCACCAACGCCATTCTTGAGGCACGCAAGCGTCGCACGCGGGCATACTTCGCGGACCCGGCCGCGTTCGTGGATCGACTGTCTGCGGAGATCGATCGTGCGACGCGGCGGGGACGTCCCTTCGTGGTACGCGTGAACGGAACGAGCGATCTGCCGAAGGTCGCGTTGGAACTCGCCTCGAGGCATCCGGACGTCACGTTCTATGACTACACGAAGCACGCCCGACCGTGGGAACGGCAACGCGCGAACTACACGCTGGTCTTCTCGCGGACGGAGTCGAACGAGGCGGCATGCTTTGAGGCGTTGGCGCATGGCGTGAACGTCGCGGTCGTGTTCGACACGAAGCGGGGGGAGGCATTGCCTGCGACGTACTACGGCGTTCCGGTCGTGGACGGGGATATCACCGATCTGCGGTACTTGGACCCGCGCGGGGTCGTGGTTGGGTTACGGGCGAAAGGGCGGGCGCGGACGGTGCGGTCGGGGTTTGTGGTACGGGTGGCAGACTTGCCGCCGAACGTCTGCCCGCCGGCTAGGGCGTCATGCCGTCGGATGAACCTGATGGACGCGGGGAGGGCAGCATGACCCTTGAGTGGTTCGTTGGGCGCATGCACGTCGGCACGCCCGACACGGAGGTGCGGGCAGAGATCAGACGGCGTCTGTCACGCGACACGAGCGCGGCAGACGCGCGCAGGATCGTCGCCCGTGCCCTCCGGATTCATCGCCGCAACCAGCGTCTGTACGCCGCCGTGATGGGCGGGCGACTCTGAAGCATTGACGCGGTGACCTCTGCCCGTTCGCGCTGGCGATGCTGGTCGGGCCGGCGCGTTCGGGGAGCGATTCCCGCTCCGAATCCAACCAACCGGAGGGAAGCATGAAGAAGCGACGAGAACCGCGCTGGGTGCGCGAAGGACACCACGATGGCGAGCTGCATGCGTGGTGGCGGAACGATCTTGAGTACGGGGTCGCACAGTACCGCGACCGCAAGTACATCACGCTGCGCGCGGACGACGGGATGCCGGCAGGGGACACGAACGAGTACCTGCATTTTGACACGCTCGCAGCGGCGAAAGCGTGGTGCGAGGAGCACGGAGGGAAGTCATGACACGGCCGCTGACGCCGAACGTGGACGCGGTGACGCTGCGCACGTGCGAGGGCTGCGGCAAGGGGCTGAGCGCGGCGGAGGGGCTGCACTGGTCGGTGTGTCTTGCGTGCACGAAGGCGCGGCATCGCGCCGCGGTGGCGCGTGGACGCTGCTGCTGCAGGGCGGCAGAGCGGCGACCGGGGGAGCTGGTGACGCAGGGGGGCCGCAGGTGGATTCCGTGTCGGCGGTGCTTGGGCGCGATCCGGGCGGTGACGCCATGACGTGGGAGCTTGCCGGGGTCGTCGTGTTGTTCATCGCCGCGATGGGAGCCCTCGATGCGGGACTCACGGCGCTCGACGACTGGCAGTGGCGACGCTACATGGCGCGGGCGATGCGGGGCGAGACGCCGAAGCGGCGGCGACGCTGACTACCGGCGCGTGCCCGTGCGTGCTAGGACGCGGGGGCGTGGACGCCACCCCGGCCACGCTTCCCCACCACACGACCGCCGCTCGAGCGCGGGCGGCGGTCGCCTTCCCCGTGTGCACGCGGGACGGCTGTGCGTGGACGGCGTGGTTCTCGGTGCATCACGTGCCGGTCTGCTCGCTCGCGTGCGCGCAGGGGATCGCGGACGCGGGCGAGCGGCTGCGTCAGCGCGCGGTGGGACGGAGCCACGCGGGGACGCGGGTCCAGGCGGCGCGCGTTGCCTGATCCGCCTCGGCCCAGGCGAGCGCCCAGCAGACGGGGCAGGGGACGCGGAGCACGGTGAGCGTGCGCTGGAGCGGCGAGGGGAGCACGATCTTCTGCACGCGGCCGGTCCAGAACACGCCGCAGCGGTCGCACACCATGGCCCAGCGGACCTGGCCGGGGCGCTCGAGGACATGGGCGAGGGACGGGAGGCGGGCGCGGGGGCGGTCGCGCAGCGGGACGAGCACTCGTCGGCGCACCTGGCGGCGTGGACGCGGTGACGGGGCGAGCGTCGGCAGGGTGCGGACGGCTTTGACGCGCTGGAGGGTTTTGATCAGGTGGTCGAAGTCGTCAGGCATCGCGACCGTGCTCGAGCGACGCGGCGACGGCGAGCATGACGGCATCGGCGTGCTCGAGCTTGAGCGTCACGCCGGGGAAGCGGTGGCAGACGGCGAGGGCGACTTGCCGCTTGCGCGTGTGGTAGTCGCCCGCGTGCGGGATGCCGACGAGCTGCCGCCAGCGGCGGGGATGGACGAGGGTGAACGGGATCTCGCAGGCGACGAGGCAGGCGGTCCAGAGGCCTGCGCCGTAGCCGGTCGCGAACGTGGAGGCGACGCCCTGGCCGGGGCGCGCGTGCTGTTCCTCCAGGTAGGCGAGGCGGATCGGCGGGAGGCTGCGGAGGAGCTCGAGCAGGGGGCGGATCTCGTAGCGTCGCCGTTTGTTTTTCCCGATGCGGACCCAGAGGACCGGCGTCGGGTGGACGGTGAGTCCGTCGCCGCGGAGCGGATCGACCGTGAAGGCAGCGCACGCGCCTCCGACGCCGGGGTCGATGCCGAGGTACACGCTCACGGCTCCTCGAGCTGGCGACGCTGCTCTGCAAGCAGGTTCTCCAGGCGCTGGAAGATCTCGCGCATCTTCGTGCGGGCGGCGATCAGGTCGGGCGGGTCGGTCCATCGGGGCGGGGCCTCACCACTCGCCGTCGTGGGGGGAGTCGTCGTCGTCGGGGGTTTCATCGTCGTCGTCCTCGAGGGCCGCGCGGTCGGCATCGCCCAAGAGCTCGTCGGGGACGGGCCCGACCGGGTCAGGGAGCGCGACGGTGGGGAATCGGGAGGTCGGGTTCGGGATGTCCTGGGTGCCGAAGACGACGTCGTCGGTGACGGCTTCGACGAACATCTGGACGCACTTGATCGTGGTCGGCAGTCCTGGGGCAGACGGCAGGGGATCGCGGGTCTGGGCGCGTTCCCACCGCAGCCGCAGCGCATAGGACATGGGCTCGAGGACGGCGACCATGAGCGCGTCGGGCGGGACGAGGACGCGGCGGGCGGCGTAGAGTTCGACGAAGGTCGGGAGGCGACCGGGGAAGACGTCGTCGGCATCGAAGTAGGGGACGTGGGAGAGGGCGAAGGCGTGGCCGTTGTCGTCGTGGCCGACGATGGCGACGAGCACGCCGTCACTGACGGGCTTGCGGTAGCCGGTGGTGCCGGCGGGGTAGCCGTAGCTGCGGGCGAGGCGCGGGGTCACGGTGAGCGGTTCCCAGCCGGCGGTGCGGAGGGCGTCGAGGTCCATGGGTCAGCCCTCCTCGCCGGGGTCGCGATCGCCGCGGGCGGCGTGGATCCGGTCAGCGATCTCCTGCAGTGCCGTCGCAAAGACCGGGCTGCATCGCGGCAGCACGGGGCGCAACGCCGCCTCGACCTGTGCCCGGGTCGCAATCGGACTGTCTGCGGTGTGGACCGCACCGTGCGAGAGCCATCGTTGCCAGCAGTCCTGTTGGTCTTGCGGCTTCGCGGCACGCAGCAGGCCGAGATCGGCCAGTGCCCCGTGCCACGTCACCTCGAACGTCGGCCACGCTGAGCCGGCCTGTCCTGCACGCTCCCAGGCGGTCATGGCGGGGGTGACGCGCAGCCAGACGGCCGTCTGCTCGTCCGTGGTCAGCCCGCGCGGCGGCGCGTGCGTGCTGCTGACCCACTCCCGGATCTCGCGGGGACTGGGGAAGCGGCGACCCGTTTCGGCGGTGCGGGCGAAGGCGTCCATCGCCCGGAGCAGGGGAGGGCAGGGGAGCTCCTGGAGGAGCGTGAAGTACGTGACGATCAAGTCGGCGGCGAGGGTCTGGCGACCGCAGACGTGGGCGACCCGCAGCAGCCCTTCGCTGAAGGCATCGAAGTCATCATCGCGTCGCATCAGCCGATTCCTTTCGTCGCGAGGCGCGCTTTGGCAGCGGCTTGGATGCTCGCGAAGTTCGTCTGGCCGGTTGGCTGAGCCGGGACGGCATCTTCCCACTGCCGCTGGCGAAGAAACGTGGCCGGATCCTCGACGAAGCCGCGTTGCCAAGCATCGCTGGTCTTCCAGTGCTCGATGCCCACGAGGATGGCAGCGAGGTCGGCGTCACAGTGGCCGCTGACCCACGCACGCTGCGCGTCCGGCTTGTGGCGCTTTTTGGGGTACGTCGTCCAAAACTGGGCGAAGTCGCTTCGCCCAGTTCGTGTTCCAGTTCTAGTTCTAGTTCTGGTTCCGGACGCGCGCGCGCGCGAGCCGCATTCCGCCGCAACCTGCGGCAACTCGCCGCAACCTGCCGCATCATGCGGCGGATCCGGGTAGCGCGAGCGCGGCGAGCGGATGCGCTGGTACTTCTCCCAGGTGGGGAAGTGCCCGTAATCTTTGTCTTCTATCGTGTAGAGGCAGATGACACGGTGGAGGCAGAGCTGCTCAAGCCACCCCTGCACCCTCTCATCCGATGCACCGCCGAGTTGAAAACACCGCGAGCGAACCACGCACGGCCTGGCGTCGAAGCGTCCGAAGTCATCCGCCTGGGTGAGCAGCCGATAGAAGAGCCGCTCCGCTTCCGCCGACAGGCTGGCGAGCGTCTCGCTGTAGCAGATCGATTCGCGCAGCATCCGCCCCGGCATCTCACCGCCCCCTCCGGAGCGCCCGCCGCACCGCCGTGGGTTCCAGCTCGAGGACCGCACACACGGTCGGGAAGTCGAGCGGCGCGGGCACCCCGGCGAGCCACCGCTCGTCTCTCCGCCGTTGGAGCTCGCGGCGATGACCGAGCGCCTTCGCCGGCCGGGTGGCGCACTTGACCGCGTCTTGGAGGAGCGCCGCGCAGAGGGCCTGCCACGGCGTCCAGCGTCGCGTCTCCTTGAGACCGACCGTCAGGCGGGGTAGTGGCCCAGCCGGAGCCACGCGCGGAGCGTGCTGTGGGAGCGTCGGCAGCAGATCCACGCGAGCTGCGGCGTACGATGCGAGCGGTGGCGACAGCGCCACCCCCAGCGACTCCCCACCCGGATCACCGCCCGGTAGTACCAGACCTGGCCGTTCCACCACTCCTCGACGATGGCGCGCAGCGGGAGCGGGCCGATCCACGTCCGACGCACCACCAGCTCGACGGGCCCGGGGGCGTTGGGCGACCTGGGGCCGGGTCGCGTGGGGACGAACTTCAGGAGCCATGCTCGCTCTCGCTCGACATGGGGACACCTCTCAGCCACCAGCCGGCGCGCTTTCGGACGACGGACTTGGCGCGGTTGAGCGAGATGATCAGCGTGCGCGAGCGGTGCTTCGGGGTCGCGCCGTTCACGGGGCGACCGGCGGCGGTCATGGCGGCGAGGAGCTCCCGGGTCGTCATCGGACGCCCAGCGGTACGCAAGAGGTTCATGGCAACGTCGGCATACGTCCCCCCCGCCCGCGCCTCCTCGAGCCCGTCGAAGATCCGGCATCCCTCGATGAATGCCTGGAGCTTCGTGATCCGGCGCTGCAGCTGGTCGATCTCGCAGGCGAGCGTCACGATCTCCTGCTCCGCTGCGGTCACCGCCGTCTGCACTTCCGGCGGCACGGTCTGCCGTGGGCTCACCGCGTTCTCTCCCATCATCGCTCCCGCTGTCCGGATTCCGTTCCGGACCCATCCCAACTAGAAACCCTCCACGTCCATCAGCTCACGCCCCGTCCGGATGCCTGTCCGGAACGGGGGGTCGCGAGGGCGCGGCTCTGCACGTCTGCTAACGCATCGCCACGGCTAAGCCCGCGAATTTCCGTATCAGCACGCATGCTAAGTTGACTCCCTGTCAGACGCACAGGGGGGGCGACTTCCCCCGGGCACACAAAAAAATCGCGGGGTTGCGGAAGTTCTCCACAGCCCCCTTGTCCGGATTGCTGTCCGGATTGGGCCATCTTGACCCGGAATCTTCGGGTCGTCTGACTGGAAATCAGACGTCATCACGTCGCCTGTCAACGGAATCCGGACAGCCAGAATCAGACGACGGAGCACGTAGGGTACGCGGCTCTACCTGCAGCATGGCGTAGTGCACCGCTGCCAGCATCGCGGCCTCGCGCACCTCAGTCGGTGTGTACCGGCACCGCACGATCCATGAGTAGATCAGATCGACCAGCGCCTTGAATTCCGTGTCCCGCCGATACCGCTCCTCTGGTGTCAGCATCTCCACCCACCAACACCCCGCGTGTAGGCGCGTGCCCCTGGAATGTCAACCCAGCCCGACCAACACGCGCTGGGGTGGGGCAGGCGCGCTCCGTCCCGCAACGAAACGCGCCCGCCCCCGGTGGGGTGCGGCGGCTCAGGCCGCGCGCGAGGCGGCTCTCGCCCACTCCGGTTCTGGAATGGAGCGGAGCCGCGCACGGAGCTGGTCTTCGGGCACCTGCTGGTAGCGCGTGAAGGTCGAGAGCGTCAGGTGTCCGGTGATCTGCATCGCCTGCTTGGGCGAGAGGTAGTCGAGCAGGTTCGTCACCGCCGACCGACGGAGGTCATGCGGCCGGAAGCGCGGGACCATCTTGTCCGTCTCCGGGTCGCGCTCCAAGAGATCGGCCTCTGCACAGAGCGTCGGCCAGAGATGGCGGATCTCCTTGATCTGCATGCCATCGCGGTGGAAGAGCCACGGGACATGCGGCTGCACGCGCGCGAGCCGCTGCTGGATGAGGCGACGCATCGGCCCCTCTAGGTGGATCGGGCGCTGCTTGCGATGCTTCTGCACGCGCCCCGGCACCGTCAAGACCCAGCGATGTGTATCAACCCAGAGCGCCTCAAGGAGCGCCGCCTCACCACGGCGCGTGCCCGTCAAGTAGAGCCACTCAAGGTAGTCCGCGAGGTCGGGCTCGACGTCGTACGCTGCCCGGTAGAGCCGCATGAACTCGTCGGGGTTCATGTAGGCGTCGCGGACGTTGTCCTCCCGGATCCGGTGCTTCTTCGCGATGTCCCAGAGCGGCTGGAAGTCGAGCTCCCGCGCACCGGTCTGGAGGAATGCCATGCGGCGGTTGATGGTGGCATCGCTGTAGCCCTCGTCGAGGGGACGACCCTGCTCGTCTTCCTCGGCCTCCTGCCATTCCTCGATCAGCGCGGAGACCCGGTCGGCCACCTTGTGGAGGACCGTCGTCGCCCCGAGGGCCCGAGTCCAGATCCGCTGGTTCGTCAGCGCATCCTCGACGTTCTGATTCTTCCGCTTGTACTTGCGGACGACCTCGTCGCAGAGGCGCTCGACCGTCAACTCCTTGCTCGAGAGCGGGCGACGTCCCGCCCGCACCATCTCAAGCTTCTCGCGGAGCCGCTGGCGCGCGACCAGCTCGTCGGTCTGGTGGGTCGACTCGCGCTCCTCGACGCCGTTCTCGTGCCACGCGATGTGCCAGATCCTGCCGCGCAGGAAGACGCGACCTTCGCCGTAGTTCATTTCGCTCTCCGTTTCTTTTCGTAGATGCGGATGCCGCGCTGGGCGGCGTCCGTGAATAGCTGGTCGATCAGTTCCTGCACCGTCCCCCCCCCCCCCCC